TCAGGCGTGATACCACGTAGGGCATCGTCTAGCTTGAGCCGCATGGCTGACATCTGACTGTCACCTGTTACGTTGCACACATCGAGTAACTCGACGAGATCAACCACGTTGGACACGAGCGTGTCACGAAACACTTTCTTCTGTTCGTGGTCGGCGTAGTCGAGGCGCTCTGACATTTTGGTCAATGCTTTGTAGGCACGTTGCCACACGTCATTCATGGCGTTGGTCAGTTGCTCGGAGTAGTAGGACTCGTAGTGACTACGTACTAACTCGTTACCCTCGTTGCCAATGTCCACGCGGAAGTCACCTGCGTCTGGCAATGGGATATAGCTGAAACGGAAGCTAAACTTTGACGCGATACCGTCCGTCGATGGGTAATCGGCAGGGTTGAACATGTCGCCTAGCTTGGCCTGTGACTGCGAGATAGCCCAGTCGTACGTGTCGAGAAACGTCTGCACCATACGCTGATACTCGTTCTGCACCTCAGTCATCGCTTGGTGATACTTGAAGTATTGCGCGGTGGGTAGCAATCGAAGCCCAGTGTCCGACCACGGCATTGTCATGCTGTAGTGTAAGTTGCGGACGTTAGCTGTAAACTTCTGCACAGCGGTGAGTTCATCGCAGTTGCCCAGTAGCTTCTTGTGCACATTGGCAATCCCTGCATCGGCATGGTGACGCGTGGTAACGTCTTGTGACGCACGCTTGTCTAGCTTGCGCCCAGTCCATGTACTGATGCTGAGTTCTACCAACATTGATGCAGAGCCAATGGATGGTGCTGTTACCGCAGGTTGATTTGTTAGTGCGGCACTAACATTGCTTTGGTTTGTCATGTCGTTCTCCTGTGTGACATAAGGTTAAGGTTGTTGGTGAGAGGCCACCTGTCGTTAGGACAAGAGCGGGAACCGTTAGACCCCTCACCAACATAACTATTATCGCATAACTAGCGAGGTATGTCAAATGTTACCAAAACGTGTTGGGGAGTGTAATGTTCTGTTGTTTTGTGTAAAGTTCTTATATTGTTCGGAAGCAAGTATTTGATTTACAAGCAAAGTTCGATTGTTCGCTAATTTGAGGAGTGAGGACTAGCGCGGAGGGGGGTGGACGGAGAGGAATAGAAACGAACATTGTTAGTGCGACACTAACTTTACCCCTTGTATATACTTTTTTCTAAAACGAATAATATATAATAATAATAAGAAAACTAAACAAACTACAAAAGCTGATAGACAGGTTATGCTAACGCTTCGCGTGAATTGCTAACGCTTGTCACCAAAACACATTGTACGATTGATACTTTCAAAAACCGAACTTTCACCGAACATTACGAACATTGCACCGAACAAAGGCTCAGCGCGACATGAGGAACTGGTATCGTGTGTTAGTGCGACACTAACAACGCTGCTGCCGGGTAGCTTTGATTGGTCGCGTGTTAACACGTTCACGTAGGCTCGGCGCGACATTGGGAACTGGTATCAATAGGCACAAAAAAAGGCAGTGCCGAAGCACTGCCTTAGTTGTTATTGTGTGAAGCCCTCCCAGATCATGGTTAGGGTCAGACATGAATTGGTGTCTGTCCAGTATGATTGATCCCATGTCTCACATCCCAGTAACAAGTTAATGAATATGAACGCTAGGAAAAAACCGCAGAGTGCGAGGGCGGCAACCGCCCCCGCTGTTTCGACTAGGCGTCTCACTTGAGTACCGCCAGTGCCGCTTTGACTTTGGCAACCATGTCGGTCACGTCAAAGGTCGCTTCCTCTGCCGACTGGCATACCTTGATGACATCGTTCAGATTGTCACGGATACGCTGATCCAATGGGCGGTTGCGTGAACCCGCACCATCTGATGGCTTGTCAGCATCCAAGCGCTTAGTGAGCTGGCGCTTGAAGTCGTTACGCCGTGCGCCGATCTGTTGTTGCCAGTAACGGCGCGTTGTCTTCTGCGCATCCGTTAACGACTTAACAGGCTTGGCTAGCAAGGTCTGAACATTCTTGGCAAAGCCGAGAACGATAGCCTCATTGAGCGCGTTAAACTCATCGGCCTTGATGGTCGAGCCTTCAGATTTCGGCGAGACGAAATCGGTCGGTTGATCGAAGCCATCGGCAATCAAGCAATCAAGAGCGGCAACGCCTGCCTTGTCTGCAACGATTGAAGTCGATACGGCTTTAGAGACTGCCGCTTGTGTCTGTTGGGATAAAGTACGCATGTCATATCTCCTATGATTGACAGTTAAAGTTAAGCCAACGGTTCCCGCCGTTGACAATTACATTAGGCCTGATTCGTGATAACAAATCAATAGATAAACCAACAGAACAACACAAAAAGATAAAACTCGATAGGCCAATGTTAGTGCGGCACTAACAAAACAGGATCGGCGCGACCCCACCCGCCCCCCATGACCCCGCTAGCAGTTTAGGATTCCGTATTATCTATATATTACTAATCTGCACGAATTTTCGGGTTTTTCCTGAGTTCGACCCCCACCCCCCTCTATATAGGAACACCCCCCGGTAGGAGTCCCAACCTCCTTGCACAAAAACAAATTATTGTGTATAACTCGATACGAACGGTTAATAACCTGCGGAAACAGTATGACTTTAGTGCTCGAACCAGATATTGGTGTGCCATATTCGGACGAAATTCCGTACATGGACTTGCGTGCACGCGCAGAAGCGGCGTGTAATACTGCTTCTATGCTCAAAGAGCATGGGTTAGACGTAGAACCTACCAGTGAAGACGAAGAAATTGCGGCGAAACTAGCTTTGGCTTACGCAGATAACCCTGAAAAGACCTCAAAAAAGGTTTCGGCAAAGCGTGCGTCCGCGCTACCCCCTGCTGCACTCATGATGACACACAATATATTGACCCAATTCGGTCATTCTGTGGTAGAAAGTGCAGTTCAAGTACGTCACTTGGTCACAAATAAACTGATCGAGGAGACTGAGAACCCTGACCCACGTGTTCGTATCCGTGCGTTGGAGCTTTTGGGTAAGATTTCGGACGTTGGGCTGTTTACAGACAAGACCGAAGTCACAATTACCCACAGAACCACTGACGAATTACGTGAAAGCCTGCGTGCGAAGCTGTCAAAACTCGTAAATCCAGAGGAAGACGTAGTAGATGCAGAGTTTGTGGAGGCGGAAACGATAGATGTCGATGCAGAACTCGGGATCGGGACAGAATCCGATGAATGATATGGCCTTAGACTTCTCTGACGCCGAAATTCAGCAGATGCTGAACAACCTTGACCATTTTTCTCCTGAAGAAATTGCTGAAATAGACAAATTGGCGGGGGAACTGACCACCCGCAAAGAAAACACAGCCGCATATAACGATTTGATCGCGTTTTGTCAGCTTATGATGCCCGATTTCATAGTTGGTAAGCACCATAGGATGCTTGCTGACATGCTCATGGACATCGAGGGCGGGGATAAAGACCGTATTTGCGTGAATATACCCCCTCGTCACGGCAAATCTCAGCTTGTTTCGATCTTCTTTCCAGCGTGGTTTTTGGGCCGTAATCCTGACAAAAAAGTCATGATGGTGTCCCACACTACCGACCTCGCGGTAGATTTTGGTCGTAAGGTGCGTAACTTAATTGCAACAGATGCGTACAAAAGTGTATTTCCTACCACAATGCTAGCACAGGATAGTAAGTCAGCAGGTAGGTGGAACACGAACGTCGGTGGAGAATACTATGCGTGTGGTATTGGTAGCGCTCTTGCTGGTCGCGGTGCCGATTTACTTCTGGTCGATGACCCTCACTCTGAGCAAGACGTCATCAATGGCAACTTCGAGGTATTCGAGAAGGCATACGAGTGGTTTACCTTCGGTGCACGAACCCGTTTGATGCCCGGTGGACGGGTAGCCATCATCCAGACACGTTGGAACATGGACGATCTGACGGGGCGTGTGACGAACGACATGTCTAAGAACGCTCGTGCTGACCAGTACGAGGTGGTGGAGTTCCCCGCGATCCTAGAGGTGCAGAACAAGAAGACGAAGAAGTACGTCGAGAAACCTCTGTGGCCTGAGTTCTTTGACCTTGAGGCGCTCCTACGTACCAAGGCATCTATGCCGACGTTCCAGTGGAACGCGCAGTATCAGCAACAACCCACCGCAGAAGAGGCGTCGATCGTCAAAC